CGGGCAGCGGGGCGTCACGATCGGCCCCGTAGATCGTCGGGCGGGCCGGGCCGAAGCCGAGCACCGCGTAGACCTGCTCGAGCAGCTCCTCGAGGGCGGCGCCGGCGGCGGCGTCACCGGGCGGCGGGACGGCGATCGTCACCGGGATGGTCGCCGCCCACGCGCCGATCCCCTCGGTGGCGGTGGTGGTGACGAGACCGACCAGGACGAACGGCGGGGCCGCGGCCGGTTCGGTCGTCGCGATCCCGACCCCGTTGGCGACGAGCTTGTCGACCATCGTGCGGCGGTGCTCGGTGAACCCGTTCACCACAGCCACCCGGCCCGGCGCCGGCGGCGGGCCACCAGGCGGGCCGTCGCCGCGCCCGGTTCGCCACCGGATCCGTCGGTGCGGGCCTTGCCGATGCCGAGCATCCGGCGGATCTGGCCGAGCGATCCGCCGGTCAACGCCGCGGTCGGGAAGTCCTCGAACGTCTGGTAGCCGTCGACCGACTGGCGTTCGCGGTACAGGGCGGCGGCGTACAAGGTGCAGCCCATCACCACGTCGGCGGTGGCGGTCGCCGCGCTGTCGTCGACGTAGCCGGCCTCGCGCCGTTTCCGCCAGCACCACTCGTTCGCCGCGTCGACGTACAGGTCGACGAGCGGGTCGGCCTCGAACGCGACGGTCGGGCCGAGCAGCGCGGCGACCGTCGCGGACTCGGTCCCCCAACCCGTCGGAACGTCAGTCATCAGACCGGCGGGACCGTCGCCTTGGCCAGCGCGAACGGGTACTGCACCCCGAGCGCCCCGTAGCCGTACACGCCGACGTCCAGGCCGAGCTGGCCGACGTTGACGGCGCGCAGCGAGAACGGGGTCCCGGGCAGGTCGTACCAGGTCGCCGCGGCGCGCATGCCGAGCAGGTAGGTGCCGGCGGGCAGGGATGATTCGACGTAGATCGACAGGCCGCCGGCGTCGGTCGTCGGCAGGAAGTTGCCGAACGAGATCGACCCGTTCCAGAACGCCGGGCCGTCCGCTTCCTTGACCCCGATCATCGTCACCCACTGGTCCCACGACACGGCCAGGAAGAAACCGCCGGCGGGGACCTTGTTGACGTTGAGCGCGCCGAACAGGGCGCCGACCACGTCGATGAACGTGGCGCCGGCGGCGACCGTCGCCGGGGTCGCCGCGGCGAGCAGCGCGGTGACGGCGTACAGGTTGGACACTTCGGCGTAGTCGACGCCGGCGGCGCGGATGTAGTCCTCGACGAACGACGGCGAACCGAAGTCGAGCAGCTGCTGGGACAGGTCGTTGCCGGTCGCCCACGTCTGCACCGGGACCGACACCGGCCCGATCGCGACCGGCGCCGAGAAGATCTCGGCTTTCTCGGCGGTCTGCAGGGCGACTTGCGGGGTGAGCGTCCACTGGTTGAACGTCTTGTTCGGGAAGTCGCCGCGCTCGAGGTCGCCTTGGCGGAGTACTTCGATCGTCGGTGAGCCGTGGGTGACGATCTCGACCAGTTCGGCCTGGTAGCCGGGGCGCTGCATGGGGCCGACGTTGTTCGTCCCGACCAGGGTGACGTCGACCAGGGCGGCCGACACCGGTGAGGCGACCGACCCCGGTGACGTCATGATCCGGCGGACGTGGGCGGCGGTCCGCGGGTCGGCCGCGGCGGCGTTGAGCATCCGCGAGATGTCGCGCAGCCCGACCGCGGCGTAGGGGTGGGCGGGCACCGTCAGCCGGCCCGGGCGCCTGCCGGCGGTGATCGGCACGGGTCGGGCCCCGGCTTCGACCGTCTCCGGCGGGTCGTCGGTCGCGGTGTCGGGGTCGAGCTCGGGGTCGAGCTCCGGGGCGAGCTCGGGGTCGAGCTCGGGGTCGACGGGGTCGACGGTGGCGGTGACGGTGGGCATGTTCGGTTCCCCTTGCTGGGCGGTGACGGAGGCGACGCGGGCCGTGCGGTACGCGCCGAAGGTGAGTAGCGACAGTTCTTGCCAGTCGGCGGCGACGACGTGCATCACCCCGTCGGCGTCGAAGTGGTAGTCGGTCGGGTCGGCGCCGACACTGAACGCCGGCAGGGCGCCGTCGGCGGCGAGCACCAGGGCTTCGTCGCCGTCGGCGGTGCGCGACACGCGCATCGTCGCGTCCAGGGTGGGCCCGTGGTCGACGGCGTCGACGACGACCCCGATCGGGCGGGTCCGGTCATGGTCCCGGAGCGCGATCGGGCGGGCCGCCGGGTCCAACGAGCCGGGCTCGAAGATGACGGTGTCCCCGGACGCGACGATGCCGGGGACCCCGTAGGGGACGGCGACCCCGGTGATCGTGCGGGCCGTCGGGTCGGCGCCCGCCGCGGTCAACGCCGGCGCTCGGAACGTGGCGTGGATCACGACAGGTTCTCGATGTCGGGGGCGTTCGTCGGGTTGGCCAGCTGCATGTCGTTGGGGGACAGCTGGCCCGGCGCCCCGTCGGTCGTCGTGAACGGATTGCGTAGCCACGCGTTCTGATCGAGTCGGACGATCTGACCGGCCGGGGTGACGTTCGGGCCGGACAGGGTCTGTTCGATGCAGCCGATGTAGGCGCCGGCGGCGAAGTCGATGAGGTCCTGGCGGGCCTGCTGCCCGTTCTGGTAGGTCATCCCGGTTCCGGCCGGGGCGCCGACCAGGTAGGCGGGGACGTTGCCGAGCCGGGCCAGCTCGAGCGCCTGATAGGTGCGACCTTCGACCAGCTGCATCTTCGACGCGTCGACCGGGGTCTCGCGGTAGCGGACGTGCTTGTTCGTCGCCGCCGTCGTGTTCGTCAGCCGGGCGTAGTTGAACTCGGCGGCCAGCTCCGCCAGCTCCTCGGAGCTGAGGTCCTCCGACGAGTCCTGTTCCTCGAGGACGCCGGCGGGGATCTCGGTCCCGGCGAACCGGTCGGCGGCCTGGTCGAGCTGCAACGCGATGCTGATCGGCCGCCAGCCGACCGACAGCAACCCTTCGATCGGGGCCAGGAACTCAACGACGTCGACGGGGTCGACCGGGGTGCGGGCCCCGCTGTTCGGGTCGGTGTACGTGTAGGTCCCGTCGCTGTTCGATTGCAGGTCGCCGGGCGGGATGCGCCGGAACCCGGCCGGGTAGCCGGTCGCCAGGCGGCGGGTCACCAGCCAGTGCGCGACCTCGGAGAAGTACAGGTCGTCGACGGTCCACGCCAGCATCCATTGCCGGGTGCGGTCCGGGTCGGGCCGGTTCATCCACTGGTGCTGCGGAATCTGTTGCTGCACCGGCGGGGCCTTGGTCGCGTCGAACGTCCACAGCGTGAACGGCAGGGCCGACACCGCCGAACAGATCAGGTTGCGCGACCGCGACACCGTCGGCAGGGACATCGCCGCCGCGCGGTCGAACCACGGCGGGGCCTCACCGTCGAAGGTGAACGGGGCCAGCGCCGGGCCGGTCCCGAGCGGCCAGCCCGACGGGCCCGACGCCGCGGCGGGCCGGCGGGCAAGGGCGACCCGGGCCGCCGCTTCGACCCGCGGGGTCGGCGCCGTCGCGGTCACCGGCAGAGCGGTCCGCTCGTACGGGACGCCGAGCATCCAGCGGTCGAACCGGCGGCCCATCGTCAGGACGTGGGCACGTCGCGGGTCGTCACCGAACCGAGCCCGGCCGAACGGTCAAGGCCGCGTCCTTCGGCGGTGGTCGCCGCCGCGGCTTCGGCGGCGATGCGGGCGTTCAGGTCGGTGAGATCCTCGGGGGCGGATGTCGCGGTCTTGTCACTCGAACGGGCCATGGCCCCACAGTTCGCGGTCGATTACCGGCCGAAGTCCAGTAATCGCGCCGCGCCGGCGATTACGACCCGCGCCGTACCGGCCTGGTGGGCGCCTGGCGGCCGATCGACGGGCGCGGGCTACCCACACCGCGGCGGGGCCCTTCGGCGGGCGTAGAGGCGACCACGGCGGCGCGGCCGCGCCCGCGGCGGGCGGCCGCCCACGCGGCGAGGGTGACGGCGACCAGCGGTGAGATGTCGACGGTCGAGCGGGACCGGGACCACAGCCAGGCGTCGCCGAGCGGTCGGCGTGCCGCGCCGTCGACCGCGGCGTCGAGCACGGCCTGGGCGCGGTGCGACAGGGCGCCGGCGCCGAGCCCGTCGACGAACGTGCCGCACGCCCGGGCGTGGTCGCCGGCGCCGACCGGTTCGACCGTCACCCCGACCTTCGCCAGGGCGTCGACGACCGACGCGGCGACGATCGAGTCGGCGACCAGGCGGGCGCCGCGGTAGCGGCGGCGGGCGACCTTGACGGCGTCGACGAGCCAGGCGGTCCCCGGCCGGTTGTCGATCACCTCGAGCACCGTCGCGGTCCCGGCCGGGTTCGGCCCGGCGATCGCCAGGGATGCCGACGACCTGTCGGCGGCGATGTCGAACGCGATCGCGGTGACCTTGGCCGGTTCGACGTTCGGGTGGGCGCACGACGGCCACGGTGC